CCGGTTGAGACAAATATAGAAACTCAAACAGTTGACGAAGGAGGAAAACCAATGGCAACAACTCTTGGAGAACTGCGTGCAGAATCCCCGGCACTCGTAGCCGAGGCAGAAAGCGCAGCGAGTGCAAGCGCCGTTCAGGCTGAACGTTCCCGCTTGCAGGAAATCGACGCCGTTGCAGGCCTGTTCTCTGCCGAGATGGTAAACGAAGCCAAGTATGGCGAGAACGCATGCAGCGCACAGGAATTGGCGTATCGTGCAGCCCAGGCGGCCGTGGCGAATGGCCAGCAGTTCCTGAACAACATGGCAGCTGACGCACAAGCGAGCGGCGCTGCCGCAGTTCCGGCGGCTCCGGCACCGGTAGAGGCAGACGAACCGAAAGAACCCGAGACCCCGGAAGAAAAGATGGCAGCTGCACGAGCAGCCGTCAAAGATTTGTTAAAGGAGGAAAAATAACATGGCGAATCTCAATGCGAAAGTCGGCGACATGACCTATGATGGCCTGGTTACCGATGTAAAACCGGCAGTGCTCGTAGCTGGCGGTACCATTCTCAAAGGCGCTGCCGAAGCGACCTATGTACGTGGCACTCTGATGGCTAAATCTGCCAGCACCGGCAAACTGGTAATTTTTGGCACCACTGCCGACCAGGGCGACACGCTGACTGCTGACTGCATCCTGTGCGACGACGTCGTTGTCGGCACTGCTGCCGACGCAAAAGCTGCGGTATATATCGGCGGTTGCTTCGACCCGGACAAGCTGGTCGTTGCAACAGGCGCAACCATTACCGAAGCCGTGAAGGACACCCTGCGTACAAAAGGCATCATTCTCAAAGCGGCTGCGGCTGCTAATTAACGAAGGAGGTAAAAACAATGCCTGCTAATATTGACTTTTTCTCTACTTATGTGCTGATGGCGGTAACCGAGGAAATTGTTCCGCAGACCGGATTTTTCCGTGACCGCTATTTCCCGACTGCGGCATCCGACATTTTCAAATCCGACAAGGTGCTGACCGAATACCGCAAAGGCGACCGCAAGATGGCGGCCTTTGTAGCTCCCCGTGTAGGCGATATTCCGATGGAACGCCGGGGCTACGAAATCAACGAATATACTCCGCCTTACATTGCTCCTTCTCGCATCCTGACCCTGGACGATCTGAAGAAGCGTGGTTTTGGCGAAGCTCTTTACCCTGGCATGGACGCAGCACAGCGTGCCGCCCAGTTACAGAAAGATGACATTGCCGACATGGATGCCCGCATTGCACGCCGTGAAGAATGGATGGCCGTACAGACCATGCTGAACAACGGTTGCACCATGCAGGAATACATTGACGACAACACCACCGGCGAGCAGATGGTTGTACAGTTCTACAACGGCAGCTCTGACCACACCTACACTGTTTCCAATGTTTGGAACGGCCAGTCCGGCGATTTCTTCGGCGATGTAAAAGCTATGTGCAAACTGCTGGCAAAGCGTGGCCTGCCTGCCGCTGACCTGATTCTGGGCACTGACACTGCGGATGCTATCCAGGACATTCAGAAAGTACGTGACCTGCTGGACAAAAACTCCGGCATTATCACCGGTGAAATCAATGCAGAACTGACCAAGTACGATGGCGTAGCTTTCATGGGCGTTATGAACTTCGGCGGCTTCCGTCTGAACCTGTTCGACGTTTCCGAATCCTACACCGACAGCTCCGACCAGGACACTGCATACTTCCCGGCTAAAGGCGCTATGGTTACGGCTCCCGGCTGTGGCCACATGATGTATGGTTCCGTAACTCAGATTGATTTCGGTTCTACCGAGTTTGCGACCTACGCAGGCAAACGTATTCCGAAATTCATCTTGGACCAGGCTAACGATACCCGCAAACTGCGTCTGGCCTGCCGTCCGCTGGCAGCTCCGAAACAGTATTGCCCGTACATCTACGCAGCCAACGCTATTTCTTAATCGGAGGGCATCATGACACTCATCAGAATTGTAAGCGGAAACTACGGAGCACGCCCCGCCGGTGGCCGTCTGACGGTTATCACAAAGGGCAATACTGTTGAGGTTCCCGATGATGAAGCTGCCCGCCTTGTGAATTTGGGCGTGGCTGCCTATGTAAAAGAGCCTGTTCTGATGGCGGAAACTGTCCCTGCGCCCGTTTCGGAGGATGCCCCGAGCGACACCCCGGACGAGGAAGTGAACGAGGCTCCTGAAGCTCCTGAGGAATCGTTGGAGGATATGCCCTTTGAACAGCTGAAACAGCTGGCTAAAGAATCGGGCCTGCCGGTGGGGAAACTCCGGAGCAGGACAAATATTATTAAGGCGCTGCA